GTGGTTGTGTAGGTTGTATAACTTGGAGAAGCTGGAGCGTTTACTGGTAGCCATTGTCATCATTGTCCTCACTACGTAGAACCTCAGATAGCCGCCTTCGTTTATCTGTTGCCACTTCTCTTCGGGCATTTCCAGCAGAAGAAGAACCACCTCTTGGATAAGGTCGTCAGGGCAATTGCATAACTTCTGAGCGAGTTCGTGTAGTTGCTCGTCAGACAGTAAGTCGATTGCCGCTTGTTCTTTCACGGGCTTAAATGTAGTGATTTATTTAGAACCGACAACTAAGCTAAATAACACTGCGCGATTATTTAGCAGGACGTTGTGTGTAATTGACAAAAATGACCTCATCTCGTTTTGACAAGATTGTAAGGGTGAAATCGACCGACACATCGACCAACACTCATCAGATATACCTGACGACAAAACGCGAAGCTGAGGAACGTTTGAAGTATGTAGCATACGGTGTAAAGTTCGAGTATTACCCATATCGGTGGTTTGAAATTCAATGTCTTTGGGAAGTTCCATCGTTCTGGTTAGTTAAATCATTAAGCAAGGTTTTCAAGAAAGACCTGAATCGCCACAAAATGACAATTAACACTATGAGATTAATCGTACTCATTTCCGAAAGTTCATTAGCGTGGTTAATAGGCGTTGCCTTATCTCGTCTGACGGGTTGCGAATGAAAAGAAAATCAACATACACACAACAACAGCTAAATTTCAGCTTGCGGACGTGCTTACCGTTACTATCTTGACTGTTTACTAACTTCATTTTATGTCGAAATTGAATCATTGTTTAATCGCAGAATTTTAGCTGCACCGTTATAGCACATTAAAACGATGCTATAACAGCAAGTAAAAGAAATTAAGGGTTAGTCGCTAATATCAACATTCTTTAGTTCCTCAATAATCTTGTTCTTCGTTTCCTTTTTAACGATATTATTAAACTCCCAAAGAAGATTGTATAAATATTGTCCTCCTCCGTTTCTTTCAATATGTAAATGCTTGTCGATTCCACGTTCGCCCAAGAATTGCTTTATCTTTTTTATATCCATTTCTTTTAAATTAGTTCCTAAACTTCTTTTACTTGCCTACCGTTGTAGCACATACGCTCACTTGGTTGGTGGTTCAATTCGCATCCAATGGGTAGGATGACACCATCTATCAAAACCATGCTCAACTCCTTGTGGGCTTTTGTTTTTGTAGTCCTTGCTAATAAATTTCTGTGCCGTATATTCTTCGTCACCACTTTCTTTTGCGAGTGGTCTGTAAGTAAAAACAAATTCTCCATCATTAGGTAGTTGGTCATTTACGCTTATCCATTTCATAATTCGTTCGCTTTACGATGCTACAACAATGGGTATAGTGAATAGCCCATTGAAGGCATCAGGTTAATATTTAAGTTTGTGGGTAGGGCTACTCACCATACCCGAGCCGCTGTACTCTTTCATTTCCTTAAGTCTTCTCCTTTCACTCCAATCATGTCATCTTAATCCGTGTTCTCTTTCGTGGCAAGCCCAGCATAACACTTTAAGGTCAGAAAGTAGTTCACTTCCGAGTCTTTCGTAGGTCAAGTGATGCACTTGCAATCTGTGTTTGATTCCGCAGACCTCGCACTTTGCACCTCGTTGCTGAAGAACTCGCGTTCTTTTTCTTTGCCACTCATCAGACTGAAGGTAAGATTGATAACCTCCGCCAGTCATTGACTGGATTATTTCCTTGATATGTCTTGGTCGTCCCATTAGAAAGGCGCTTCAAAGTTAGTAGATGTTTTCATTACACTTTTCGGTTGTTCAATCGGTACATCGTATGTACCACCAACGTTTTCAAACCGTGTGCATTCGTGTCTGAATCTCATCTCAATATCGCCACAAGCCCCGTTTCTGTTCTTTGCGATTATCACGTAAGCAACTCCAAAAAGTGAGCTGTCCTCTTTGTCGTAATACTCAGGGCGGTAGATAAACTCTACAATGTCAGCGTCTTGCTCAATGGCTCCTGAGTCTCTAAGGTCAGAGAGTAGCGGCTTATGGCTTCCACCTCTTGTTTCTACGGCTCTTGAAAGTTGAGAAAGACAAACGATAGGAACATTCAAATCCTTTGCAAGCATCTTCAATGCTCTTGATACTTCGCTTACCTCTTGTTCTTTTGACCTTCCGTTTGCGACCTTGTGGTTAATGAGTTGAAGGTAGTCGATGTAAACCGCGTCTAGTTGCCCCTTCATTTTTAGTTTCTTGCAACGTGTCCGAATACCGTTCAGCGTGTAAACATCGTCAACTATTACCAAGTTGTCGTTTGTCAAGTAATTAACTTCAACGTTGTATCTGTCCCATTGCTCAGGATCTAACCTTCCGCCTCGAATATTGCTCAAAGGAATACCAGTATGAATACTAACGAGTCTCTGCATTAACTGCTCCGCGCTCATCTCTAAGCTGAAGAAGATAACCTTTTTGTTGTCCTCGAAAGCTATGTTCATTGCCTCGCAAAGTGCTTGCGCTGTTTTACCCATTGCTGGACGCGCGGCTTTTATTATCAGGTCTGAATTTTGGCGACCTCCGTAAACTCTGTCCAAGTCTTTAAATCCTGTTTTTAGCCCGGTTATTCCGCTTGTTTGGCTTGCCAGTTCCATCTTCTTGGTAACCGATTTAATCAGTTCCATATTGGTGTTGGTCTTTCCAAAGTCAACCATTGATACAATGCGCTCTGCCTCGTTCATAAGGTAGTCATTGGTTTCAAAAGGGTCTTGCCGTATATCTCCAGCGCGAGTAACTAAAGACATTCCAAGAGTTGACTGCTCGCGTTTTACTTCATGTTCTTTTAGGAGTTGGCAATGCTCATAAAGTGCAGAACCCGAATCCATGTAGTCAATAAGGTCAACGATATTACAAGGAAGTTGTGTTTGGTTGACCCGTTGCTGAAGTATTACAATACTTATCTTGCTCCCCGATTCGTAGAGATTCTTAAATACAGCAAAGACATTCTTCGCGTCCTCGTCAATAAACGAGTTCTCGCTTATTATCTCGCTGACCTCCACAAACTTGTCAGGGTTTGCAATCAGGCTACCAAGTACTTGTTTCTCTATGCTCATATCAAGTTCGGTTTAAATTTCTCTTTCTTAGTTGCGTTTGGAAGTTCGGGGTCGAGCCAAGTTCTGTCTTTTAGGTAGTTCAATGGCTTCTTTCTAAACTTTACATCGGGCGTTGAATTTACATACTTTGAAACGTGTTCCAGTATCTTGGCGTGTTCTTCTCGTTCGATGTTCAACCATTCACGCTGGCAAGGTATCTTATCAACTTGCTTTCCGTATGCTTCAAAGAAAATGTCGAAATCTGTCCCTATTGATATATCATTGTTTATTTGTTTACTTGTTTCTTGTTTATCTATACTACAAGTGCTTTCACTTTGCTTTGATGCGTGCTTTATCAATGCTTCGTCAAGTGCTTTATCAAGTGCTTTATCAAAATTTGATAGGGCAACTATATTAGCGGAGTATTGATTCTTCGACCTTTGAATCATTTCTATAAAACCCCACTCAACCAAATCGTTAAGCGTGTTGATGTAGGTGTTGTAAGACTTGATTCCGATAGCTTCCATCGCCATAGTTGTCGGCATACCGTACTTCTTCTTCCAGCCTAACCTGTTGCAATGCTCAACCGCGAAAAAGTAAAGAGCCGTATGATTTGGCTTTATCTTCTCAGGATTCTCGAAGCACCAATCAAACCAGTTGCGTGATAATTCGTAACCGTTCATAATAAAAGAAAGGGGTTGGCGTTGACTGCGCCCCTCCCGTTCAGCCCTCGAAGTAGCCGTCCGTTTGTTTTAACCCCGTAAAGTAGTTTCTTCATTTCTTCGAGTTTCAGATAAACGCTTGTCAGGCGTTCATTAGTAAGTAGCAAATATACAAAATTGTGCCACTTGGAAATCATTTTTCTCGTTCGTAGCCAAATGTCCACATAACAAAATCAAGCACTCTAAGCTTCCAGTTCTTCATATCGTTTGTGTATTTTGGTTATTAGAAAGTCGTTGTATTTGATACCTTCTTTTATCTGCTTGACAGAATAAAGAACAGTAGAGTGGTCGCGGTTGAACAACTTGCCTATTTCCATCAGCGTATATCCTAAGCTATGCAGTTGTCTGTAAACTTGGTAGATAGCATATTGACGAGCAACCACGTAGTTTCTTTCACGAGTCTTTGACCTCATCACATTATACGCAACTCCAGTAGACGCTTCGACTTTCGCTAAGATGTCTCGCACTTCTTTTTGAATATGCTTGTCGTAACCAACCCCGTTAACCACATTAATAAGATGGTCAACATCTGCCCCGAAGTAACCTTTGTGCAGTTCCAAGATGTCGGTCAACTCCTCTTTAATCTTGTCGTTTAATCTCACTTGCATCTCCAAACGTTTATCTGTTTACCAAAATCTCCCTCTATCTTGTGCCCAGTCTTTTCAATCAACCCTTTCTTGTGTAGGTTGCTGAACGACCTTCTGATGGAAGTAATCGGAGTCTTTGCCCACTTGTCGGAAGATAACGGCTCCATTATCTGAAAGTGCCTTAGAACTCTCTCAGGTGTTACTCCAAGCTGGTCGTGGTTTCTGAAATAAAGTAGAACAAGTTCGTCCTGACTTTTCGCTTTCTCTTGGGACTTCTTGAGTTCTGTCCCGATTTCATTGTTCGTGTTGTAGTACATTAGTTCTGATTTATGTAGTTAATAATTGTTTCCTGAGTTCTTACGCTGACCCTTTCGCCAGCGAAGTAAGCGTAAACGGTTTGAGTTGATAGCCCCGTGTCTTTGGCTATTCTGTAAGCGGTTATCATCTTGGCGTTCGCCTCTTGGATTACTTCGTCAATCTTGACTATTTGAATCATCTTCAATTAAAGTTATTGGTTCTTGTTCTTCTGTCCAGTACTCAATGATAGGCTCATCAAGTGAGTGGTCAATGTAGTATGTGCGCCCGTCTATCTCAACAAAGACGCTCTTCTCGGTGGTTAATTTGATAATCATCTTTCTCCAGCTACCTCCCAAGCTATATCTTCAACGTCAAACTCCAATGCCTCCAATACGTCCGTAATGTCCACATCAACACCGTTTATTTTTGTCGTGATGTAGATGTCTTCTACTGAAGCAGAGCAGCCCGGATGACCCGAACCATCAGGGTAATACCTGACCATCGGCTCTTCGGGATAGTGTGTAAAGCTGACCTCCACTTCAAGGTTAGCAATGCAATGTTTGTTAGCAATGCAATGTTTGAAACTTCTTGTTTTCATTGTTCTTTTTTTTCTTCGCGTTACGGATGCGCGACCCCCGTTTGAATTTTAGTTATTCTCGTTCTCTATTCTGCAAACTTCATTAGCCCACATCATAAGGAGCAAACCTTTGTTCTCGTTCCAGTCCTTTGCGCTGATTCCGAGTTTCTTGGCTATTTCAACACAGGATTTTCTGAAGTCAGGGTTTTCAACCAAATCCATTCTTCTTTTTAGTTCGCTTTCGATTGTTACTTGAGTTGTCATTTGTTCTGTTTTTTTAATTGATGCCTCAAATATAAACATTCTTTTGAATATCCAAAACATTTATGCAAAAAAAACACACTCAGGAAGTTTAGGATGTTCAGGATTCTAAGGATTTGACCTTCTGTTTGTACTCTTTGAGCATCTCCTCCAGTTCCCACGTTGCAAACTTGACTGTTGTTAAACTAAGCTGGTGCATCTCTTCCGCCAACCCTTCGCGCTCTCTGTCCAAGTTAAGCCCGAAGTCATACTGTCTGCCCTGTTGCATTACATTACAACCGTAGCATTGTGGTCGGCAGTTGTCCTCATTCCATCTCGTGGCGTACCTTGCCCGGCTCATAAAGTGCCCGCATTGAATTTTCTTCCAATGGTAACTTCTTCCGCAAGTGTAGCACTCAACAAAGCCATCAAGATTGGCGGCACTCAATCGGATAAACCGACTGAATGCCTTGTCCAACTCTTTGACAATTTTAGAACGGGAGGTCGCCATCGTCTACCGTTACTGCTTTGACCTCTTCCTTAAGTTTTGGCTCGTAGGTATCAACTGAAGCGTACAGTTTCCCTTGTGCTGACTGCTTAATCTGAAGTCGTAACTCAAGACCGTGCTTGCCCTCCTTCAGGTAGTCGTCATTTTGCTGCAACCACTTGACCAGCTTGCTCGGGTTGATTACCATACTTGCCTTGACCCAGTCAGGAGCGTTGGTTGATGGTGTGTAGACGTTCAAGCCGTCTACGAATACTACTTTGTTTTCCATTATTTAGAGTTTAAAAGGTTACTTATTATTACGTGTCGGTATAAGCATCACCAACAACTTTTACTTCGCAACTACCTAAAGGATTAACATATTTCTGTCCCTTATGTTGTTTTGTTCTGTAGAACCCATTACTGATATACTCGACATCGTTAGGCTTATCTTTGAATTTGGTAGGAGCAACAATATCACCCTCGTAAATGTCCTTGCCATCTACATCTTGAAGACCAGTAAATTGACCTATGGTTTCACGCTTAACCAAATGAACGGAATTGCCCTCTGATGATTGTAGCTTTGTTGTAATCTGACAAGCCCCAGAAAGGTAGCCGTAAACCCAACGCCCGTCTTTGATTCTTTTG